ACGATGACAAAAATGTATTAGTCATAGCAACTAAACAAGAGATTGCAAAAAACTTAGTAACCAAAGTGAGATATATGCATGATAACTTACCATCTTGGTTAAGGGGTGAAACGATAGAGGATAATAAATTATCGTTGAGATTGGGTAATGGTTCACAAATAAAAGCAACATCCGCAAGTGGTGATGCTGGTCGTTCTGAGGCATTATCAATGTTAATTATAGATGAGGCCGCCTTTATCAAAGGTATTGATGAGATATGGGCCGCAGCCCAATCAACCTTATCAACTGGTGGTAAGGCAATTGTATTATCAACTCCAAACGGTGTTGGTAATTTCTTTCATAAGACTTGGTTAAAGGGTGAGAATGGAGATGGGTGGAATCCAATAAAATTACATTGGACTGTACATCCTGAACGAGATAAAAAGTGGAGAAAGGAACAAACACAATTATTAGGTGAAAAGATTGCCGCACAAGAATGTGATTGTGATTTCATATCATCAGGTTATACAGTTGTTGATGGTACATTATTAAAATGGTATGAGGAAACTCATGTACAAGAACCTGTTGAAAAACGAGGATTTGATGCTAACTATTGGATATGGCAACAACCAAATTATTCAAGAGATTATATAGTTGTGGCGGATGTGGCTCGTGGTGATGGAGCTGATTACTCAGCATTTCACGTTATAGATGTTGAAACTGTAGAACAAGTGGCAGAATACAGAGGTAAGATTGAAACTAAACAATATGGTAATATGTTAGTTAATGTTGCAACTGAATGGAATGATGCCCTACTTGTGATTGAGAATGCAAACATTGGGTGGGCTGTGATACAAGAGGTGATTGATAGAAACTACACAAACCTATATTATTCATACAAAGAATTTGGATATGTTGATGAAAATATACATCTACAAAAGGCATATGATTTAAAAAATAAATCACAAATGGTACCTGGTTTCTCAATGACAAGTAGAACAAGGCCATTGGTTATATCTAAATTAGATACTTATATGAGAGAAAGAGTTCCAATCATACGTTCAAAAAGACTGATTGATGAACTCTTTGTTTTTATATGGAGTGGTAATAGAGCAGAGGCACAAAAAGGATACAATGATGACTTGGTAATATCATTCTCTACATCTCTATGGGTAAGAGATACAGCATTGAAACTAAGACAACAAGGTATTGAATTAAACCGAAAGGCTTTATCACTAACAACAAAAAATGCAGGAATTTTCAAAACTACACCACAAAAAGCAAAGGACTCTTGGAGTATGAAAACAAAAAATGGTAGTGAGGATTTGAGATGGTTACTCTAAAATTTGGAAGTTATGTATTTTTTTTGTATATTTATATTTTGTAGACATTTAGAATAGAAACATATTATGGCAGATAAATCATTATTTAGTAGACTTCAGAAACTATTCTCAACTCAGGTAGTTGTTAGACGTATAGGTAAAAACAAAATTAGAGTTGTTGATTCAGCAAGACTACAAAGTTCAGGTAATACTGAAAGTTCAACATACTACGATAGATATGGTAGATTACATGGCGCTGGTTATAGACAAAACTATCAATCTTACAATGATAAGTTTAATTACCATTCAAACAAATTAGAACTATATACAGATTATGAAGCAATGGATAAGGATTCCATAATCTCATCAATATTAGATATATACTCAGATGAGTGTACACTTAAAAATGATATGGGTGATGTACTTAGTATTACATCAGGTAATGAGAATCTTAAAAAAACATTACATAATTTATTTTATGATGTTTTAAATATAGAGTTTAATTTGTGGCCTTGGATTAGGGGTATGGTTAAGTATGGTGATTATTACCTACATTTAGATATTGATGATGAATTGGGTATAGTAAATGCACAACCATTATCAGTTTATGAAACTATACGAGAAGAGGGTTATGATTTAGATAATCCATATTCTGTTAGATTTGAGGTACAAAATCATAATACATTGAGTAGACGAGATGAAACTAAATATTTAGAATCATTTCAAGTAGGTCACTTCAGATTACTATCAGATAGTAATTTCTTACCATATGGTCGTTCTATATTAGAGGGTGCTAGAAAAAATTGGAAACAGTTAACTCTAATGGAAGATGCAATGATGATACATCGTGTTATGAGAGCACCAGAAAAGAGAATATTCAAAATTGATATTGGAAATATCCCACCTGCTGAAGTGGATACTTATATGAAACAAATCATTGACCAAATGAAAAAAGTACCATTTGTTGATGAATCAAGTGGAGAGTATAATCTGAAGTTTAACTTACAGAATATGTTAGAGGATTACTATCTACCTGTTAGAGGTGGACAGAGTGGTACTGAGATTGATACATTAAGTGGAATGGATTTTGGTGGTATAGATGATATTGAATATCTTAAAAATAGAATGTTAGCGGCATTGAAAGTTCCAAAGGCATTTATAGGATATGAAGAGGGTGTTGAGGGTAAGGCAACTTTAGCTCAAGAGGATATTAGATTTGCACGTTCAATTGAAAGAATCCAAAAAATTGTTCTTTCAGAATTAACTAAGATTGCAATCGTACATTTATACTCACAAGGGTATGAGGATGAAGAGTTGGTAAACTTTAACTTAGAGTTAACTACACCATCAATTATATACGAACAAGAAAAAGCAAATCTATGGAGTGAAAAGGTAAGATTGGCATCAGATATAAAAGACCTTAAAATGATATCACAAAAATGGATATATGAAAACATATTCAATATGTCAGAACAAGAGTGGGAAAATGAACAATTAGATGTTATCAACGATTTAAAATTAGGATTTAGACACGAACAA